GGTGCAATATGGATAATACGGCCAATGTTAACAACCAAATAGCGATGTTGTTAAGTGATGTGCACACCGCCATACCTGCCATTGTGCAAAGTTATGACAGCGCAAAGCGCACATTAAAAGCACAGCCAGGCATTAAGCGTAAAACGGTTGATGGCTTTGTCGCTTACCCATTGTGTGTAGATGTGCCAGTGTTTTTTGCCGGTGGCGGTGGCTTTGAAATAACACACCCCATCAGCAATGGCGATGCGTGCTTATTGGTTTTTGCCGAGAAAAACATAGACGACTGGTTTGCAACTGGGCAAGTAAGTAACTACGACGATAGGCGGTTTTTTAGCATGTCGGATGGCTTTGCGTTTGTAGGGTTTGCACCAGCTGGTAACAAAGGCACCGCGCAAACAGACGGCTTGCATGTGACTGGCCCAGGGGTAGATGTGCATGTGGGTAATAACACCTGTGTTATTAATGTTGGCGGCACACAATTTACCGTTAGCCCTAGCCAAATTACCGCAAGCAAGCCCATTTATGCGCCTAACTTTTTTGTTAATAACAAGGACCTACTTGCGCACATGACAACGCACACGCACCCATACACAGACAATGGCGCGCCGCTAGTAACAGGAGTGCCTAATGCGAGTTAGAGCCATCAACAATAACGATTACGCTTTTGGCGTGGGCGATGCTGCCATTATTGGCGGTGACCAGGCAGTGCTGCAAAAGTGCAAGACGGTTTTGCGCCAAATAAAGGGCGAGTGGTTCTTAGGGCAAAACGATGGCTTTGCTTGGGGCAATAAGCTTGGCCATGCCATAGACGCAGATGCCTTGCGCCGTGACATACGCCAAATACTTGGCGACATAGCGCAAGTAAAAGATGTGTCCATCAGCGTCACGGGTAGGGCTGTAGCGGTGGTGGTTAAAATTAGACTGGGCGACCACGTGGGCACGGTAGCAGAAACTTTTTCAATTTAGTGGGTAATGTATGACACAGTTAACAAGCGCAGGTTTTAGTCGCTCTACCATGTTACAGCGACTAGACGAAATATATGCCAAGGCACGTTTGGTGTTTGGCCAAGACATAGAGCTATCTAGTGACACCATGGATGGCCAGCACCTGGCTATATTTGCCGAGGCGGTTAGCGAGCTAGACGATGTGCTAGAAATGGTTTGGCATTCGCTAGACCCTGACCTAGCCACCGGGCAAAGCTTAGACCGAATAGTCAAGCTTAACAATATCAGTAGAAACTTGGGCGCAGAGTCTGAAGTGTTGCTAACTTTGACGGGCACCAATGGCGCATTTATACCAGCGCAGTCGGTGGTTAGCAATGGGCTTGTAGATGTGTACACCAAAACAGATGTGACTATTGCCAATGGCGTTGCCACGGTGCAGGCAAGCACGCAAAAATACCGAGCAGACAATGGCGCTATAGGGTCGTTTACAACGATAAAAAACCCAACCTTTGGCTGGGATACTGTGACAAACAACACGGCAATGGTGCCAGGCGCAGCGCGTGAAACAGATGAGCAGTTGAGGCTTAGGCGCCGTGGTTCGGTGTCTATTTATGGGCGCAATGTAATTGACGCCATACGTGCTGCAATACTTAACTTAGACGGTGTTGCCGAGGTGACGCTGCAAAACAATACGACCAATACGCCGCTGGCCAACGGCTTACCAGCCCACAGTGTGCATGCGGTGGTGGTTGGAGGTAATGATGCCAGCATAGCGCAAGTTCTGTGGGCCAGAGCCACAGCAGGCGTTAATTATGCAGGCACTACCGCTGTAAGCGTAACAGACGCTAACGGTCAGGTGCAGCCTGTTAAATTTAGCAGGCCGACGCTAGTGCGTACCCGGGTGCGTGTGGAAATAGTAACTGGCGTGGGCTGGACCATTGGTACAACGGCTAAAATAAAGCAAGCAGTATACGACTGGTTTGTTGCCAATATTAAAAGTGGCGATAGTGTTAGCTTTGGTGCGTTGTATACCCCCATCAACACAGTTAGTGGGTTTACGCTAACACAGCAGGGCGTGCAGCTTGCTACAGGTAATAACGCATTTGCTGAGGCAAACATTAACATTGCTTACACCGCAAAACCAACGCTAGACATAAACGACATTGTTGTGGTGACTGTGTAATGGGCATTGTAAGCACTGGGTTAGCACGCATTGGCCACCAATACGCTGACGCTGTTAATTTTATTGAGTTTGTTAGACAAACACTAACTTATGTTGCAACACTTGATGATGTTGCAGTTGAAATGCTGAGCTTTAATGTTGAGCAACCTACGGGGGTTTACCTCGACTTGGTTGGGCGCATAGTGGGCGCACCAGCGGTTATTGGTGAAGTTAACGCAACACAATACTTTGGCTTTGATGGCCAAGATGGCGCAATGGACTTTGGCGACACTAACGACCCTGGCACAGGCGGGTACTTTAGGGAGTGGGATGCGCCCAACTGGACACAGTACAACATGAGCGAAGCAGAGTACCAGCAAGCCATTACGCTGCAAATTATGCGCAATTACTCGCAGTGTAGTGTAGATGAAATAATTAACGTTATTAAGCTCATAAGCCCCAAAGCATTTACAACAACTAGTAACAACTTGCGCTTAACCATCACACCAACCGTTGATTACACCAGGCTAGAGCGCAGGCTCATTGAAATTTTTGCACCCATACCCGCAGGTGTTGCGCTAGACATTAGAAACGCCAACGGCACACTTTACAATCAACAATAGGAGTTATTACCATGCCCATTAACAAGCTACCCGAGTTTGCCCAAACAGGCGAAAAAAACACCCAAGGGCTTACCGAAACAGCTGGTTTCCCCAGCCTGGTTAAACCAGCCAGGCAGTGGTTTAATTATCTTTTTAATGCGATGTCAGTTAAAACCAACGAAGTAATAGACAGGGTGGACGAAGTGGACGCAAACCTTACCCAAGCTATCAATAGCCTGTCCGACGAAGTGGACGAAGTAGACAACCGTGTAACTGCTCTAATTGGTGGCACTGCCCCTACAAACATGAACACCATTACCGAGATAGCCAATGAGCTAATAGCCAATGCGTCAACCGACGCAAAGCAAGTAAGCGTTGCAGCGCCACAGGCTTTTACAGCGGCGGAAAAAGAACAGGGTAGGGATAATATTGATGCGGTCGGTATGCAAGCAATAACCGATGCGCTGGCAGCTATGGCAGCAGGTGTTGCAGGGTATCCACGCATAACGGGGCTGGCAGTGTCGAAGGCGCTGCCAGTGACAGCGACAACCGCAAGCAATGGGCTGCAATACGCAAGTCCAAGCTTAGTGCGTGCTGTAAACACGTTTAGTTATACGTGCCGACAAATATTTGGCACGGTAAGAATGGTTGGGCATACCTACGGTGGCTACGTAAACATATACGTAAATGGGACGGTGGTTTATGGCGGCTACGGCTCGGGAGGCTGGGTAGATACAGTTATAACGGTAACCGAGGGAGACTTAATCCAAGCAACCTGCGGTGGTGCGGGTTATTACAATTTTTCAATTTATGTGAATGACCCGATTATTGAATTATCACCGATTGTTTACGCTAGCCAATTGAATAGTAGCGGTAACACATCATTAATTGCGGGGCTAATAACAGCATCTACATCTTTTGCGCTAAACAACCAGTGGTTGCGAGTATTGAGCGGTAACCAAGTTGGCTATTTAGCAACCGATGGCTCGGTTCCTGCCAACCAATATGCACTTGCTAACGCATTTAATTTAACAGGGCAATTTGACAGTAATAATTTTTACGGTTTTATTGTTGATGTTGAGTGGTTGGTTCTATCTGGCACTGTAATGATAGAGCCGAATACAACTGACTTACAAGATAGAAGCACCCAAATAATTCAAACCCGAGCTGGCGCTACAATTTTCACCGAGACTTATGCAAGCGCAGCACTTGCAAGACCTGTTTTGAGTGTGGAAGTCGGGGATATTGTCAAAGTGTCGATAGAACAGAATAGCACTGGTGTAAGTGTTGCTCTGCGCTGGATACCAACATTTAGCTAATTAATTTAACTTTTACAGGAGCCACACCATGAGCACAGCAGTAATTACGCAAGAATACTTAGAAACCAAGGCCAGTGAGCTTAATGTCGATTGGCGGGTGCTAAAAGCCTTTCAAGTGGTTGAATGCCGTGGC